CACTATTTAATACATAATATTCAGAATCATATAATCTTGCTCTTTTTGCTACTGGACTGAGGTTACTAATACTATAATCATGTCTATACATGTCATATTTTTTACCTCTTACCCAATCAACTCTCCTTATAACTCTTCTTATATTAGATGATGCAACTTTTTTTCCAAAAAGAAGAGTGTCTTCGTATTGGGTTAGATAATCTAAATTATCTATTGGATTGGGTACAACACCGTTAGTCACTCCATCACCATCCCAATTTTCATTGCGACCAAATCCAGTGTATATATTCGGATTAGTTAAACCAACCCAAACATAATATGAATCATTATCTACCGATTCTATAAAATTAGTAGCATTCAGAATTCTAAATTGATCTGTTACAAGTGCAGACATTTATATTGCTGTTTTTTTTATATTTATATGAGGTTATGATAAAGTCTTACGAAGGGATCCATTACTTCTTAACCCATAACCTCTTCTTTGTATAACTGGATATGTCGAAAGGCCTGCACTATATCCTTCACTGGTTATACCTATACTTGATGTGTATCCAGTAACAGCAATTGATATTGGTGATGATGATCTGGTGAATCCAGACAATCTACCCCAAGATAATTTACCTACAGGATAATCAGAAGTTCCTGTAGTTGCAATTCCAACTACTGATGTATCTGAAGCAACATTACAAGTAATAATACCTGTTGATGAGTTAAGTGCATGAACTTTATAAACATTATTCACATATGATGTACTAATTGCAACAATACTGGAATCTGAAGAATCAATAGAAGTTACACCACTTCCAACAAAAGTATTTGAAATATAAATTGGATAACCAACTTGAAGATCATTATTAAGTGGTGCTGGTAAAGTAAATTCAAGTGCTAAAGGCGTACCGATTCCTGTGGTTGTAGCAATTCCAACAATAGAAGAATTAAACCCTTTAACATCATTTACATCAGACAAAGTTTCATATTGTGTAGAAAAATCTGTAGTTGCTATTCCAACATTAGTATTAGTAAATACGACTACATTGAAACTCATTGGAGATGCGTTCTCATAATCAAACAATGAAGAGTCATCTACAAATATTTCATTGGCACTATCTGAAAAATCACTTATAATATTTGCGGTTGGATAAACTTGCGATTCAATAGAGTCTCTAGATTTAGAAACAATATCACCATTGATTGATAGGTCAACTTTTTGTTTAGTCCAATATAGTGGTTTTTCATTAACCGAATCAATTCCTTGAGAAACATATAGATTTGTTTCAATTTTATCAGATCCAGCAATATCATAAACTACTCTCTTGTTTTGAGTAATTGTATTATCAATATTATTACTGAATACTTGTACAGTATCTCCTACTTTAATACTTTCATTAATATTTGTAATACTTTCAACATCTTCACCTGCAGTTCCTTTATAGAAAAATACTGCAATATCATCTTCTGATTTTGGAGGAACTGTAAATGTAAATGATGTACCGCCACTAAACTGATAAGAAGTTCTTGGTTCTTGTAAAATTCCATTCACAAAAATAACTAGAACATTATTTAAATCTATCAGTTGAGAATCAGATGTGTTATTATCGACTTCAAAACTTAGTAAACTAGAATTATAGAATAATGGGAATCTAGTCCTTGTACCATCTTGATAATTCTTAATAGAATCAATGTAATCTAGTTCTCCAAATTGCCAAGCAGAAAAAGAGTCAGTAAATGTATCTAAAACTGTTAATTCAAATTCACTAATTGGTGATGCTAATCTTGCATCCGTAACCAATCCTACTGGTTTAAATACATCACCTCTTCTAAATTCATAACCATTTCTTGCAATTTTAAAGTTTGTTACCTCAAAATATGTGGATCCTATTCCAGTAGTAGAACTAGCACCAACTTCAACATTTAGAAGAAGTCCATTGCCAGTATCCGTTGTTGAACCTATACCTAACCGAGAAACACCAATCACTGGTAAGTTTTCATATGAAGGTGATGAAACATTAATCGTTGGATTATTGTACCCACTGCCTCCTCCGACGACCGTAAAGGATAAAGTACCTCCAACACCTACAGTAGCAGTAATAGACGCTACAGACCCAGTATGACCCGATTCCGTGACCGCTACCGACACATTTCCTCTATATCCAGATCCAATAATATCTTGGGTTCCCAATCCAACAGATACAATAGAACCACCAGAAACAACTGCAGTAACTGAAGCACCCACTAAAGGAGCGTAACCTAAACCAGAAGTCGATCCTAATGAAACAATGATACCTCCGCGAGGTAATTGATTCATATTAATATCATAATCTGATGTGTATAATCCAGAGTCTGATCTAATTCCAGTAAATGTAATACTAGTTACTCCAGATACTGTGTCTTCATCAATAATATAATTATTATTGGAATTATTTAAAGTTGTTGGTGATTGGAAAATACTATTGATAAACACAATGCCATTTCCACCACTAGTTCCCAATCCAACTGTGTTAATTCCTTGGGAGGTTAAAATGAAAGTTTGTCCTATTCCTGTAAACTGTTCAGAAATATCATCATAAATTTGATTTGAAGTATAGTCTTGTCTTAAGAACACTCTACCGCTAAATGTTGCTCGTTCTCTTGGAAGAGCATTTTCATCAGGTCCAATTAAATCAAGTTGATTTCCTCTTGGTGGTTGAGTAAAATAAATTTTATTTCCTGAAATATTATAAGATCCTCTATAAACTCTGGCAATAGAAGAATCTGTATGTATGCTTGAAGCAGATCCTACAAATCCTCTAGTAACTTCCACTAACGGAATATTGCCAGTAAAACTAATGGGACCAACACTTGTTGTTCCTAGACCAACATTTTCTACTCTAACATACTCATCATCTATTTTCAATAAATCTGTTGGATTAATAGAACTTATTCCACTTAAAGCAAAAATAGTAGATGACGCGCCAACTTGACCACCATTATCGGATAGTGTATGTGAAACATAAGAATATGAAATTGGATATTGTACAAGATTATTAATTGTAATTAGAGATTTTTCATTCTTTTTAAACATCTCTAACTCATGAGCATTACCAAGACCTACTGATGTAAATGTAACGCCAATTCCTTGTTCAGCATATTCTTTCTTGGTTGCAATTCTAATTGTATTATTAGTTTCTCTAATAGCGTACACTACTTCAGGTAGTAATGTTGTAACTACGCCAACATAATTTTCAGTGGCACCAATTCCTACAGCAGAAGTTCCAATACCAATAAAAGTTGATTTTGGTCTATAAATTAATTGCTCTCCAGTGTTAAAGAAGTGATTAGTAATCGTACATATTCCTGTTGTAAAGTCTAGTGAAGTTGATGGGTCAAAAGTCTTCATGAATATTGGACTTTCTTCATAGTTGGTTTCAAAATCCAACTTATTAACTAAAGGTGAATTTACTCCAAAATAATTTGCGATTTTTGCGGACTGTCTAACTGGGGAATAGTCTAAATCTGGTGGAATATTTACAACATCCAAATCGGTATAGAAACATTCATTAAATGAAATTATTTCTATATCACCAGAAATAGAAGGATCTGGATAAAAATTAAGAGTAAAGTTAGTGGAATCTACACTTGCACCAAATGTTCCTATTCCACTAGTGCTTCCAATCGATAAAAATGGATATTGCAGTGTAGATGCATTAATGCCATCATAAACTGTCATTACTTGATGTAATGCTGTAGTTTCTCCTAAACCAATTCTTACAACAGATTTTACTGAAGTAAATAAAGTCTTATCTAAAATAATTACACTTGTAGATCCAGAAGAAACATTATTATAATTGGACTCAAAAACAACGGTTCTTTCGTTTCCATCTATTTGCCCAGGAAGTTTAAATCTATAAAAATCGCCCCCTAAAGCAGTTGTTCCAAATCCAACATTCTTAGATCTTACAATTATAGTTTCAGATTCTGTATTTGTATAGTCTAATGATAAAATTCCTCCAGATAAAGAGGCACCAAAAGATCCTATAGCACGATAACTTTCACCATCTTCACCATCAAAATAATACTCACTAATGTAAGTATCAGATCCGTCATGAGACAAATAAATCTCAACATAATTCATGACAGAACTATTATTATTCAATATATGAATATTTGAATAAACTGATGAATATTTGGTCGAATCTAACTCAATAATAGATGTTGTTATTCCGCTAGAAACAACTTTATTTTGAGATATTAAATCTACACAATTTAAACTTTGAGTAGAACCAATTCCAGACTTACTAGTAAAGGTATCTTGTAAAATTTTAATATCAAAACTAGAATCGAAAGAATCTTCTGGTTCGAATCTTAGATAAAATTCTCCTTTCTCATCTACATATCCATCAATATTTGCTAATAATAAGTCTGGATTAAAAATTGTAGATCCATATCCTGTTGTACCAGTCGTAAATTCTCCTTTATATAATGTAAATATATTTTCGTTATTATTAATAGTTACTAATTCACTAAATTGAATTTCATTATTTAATATATTTTTTACTTGTAATATAAATTTATTATATCCATTTGAAGCAACTATTGGAAAAATGTTAGAGACATTTTCTCTTTCATCATCGCTACTGGAAAATTGTGAACTAATGTCATCAATATTTAAAACTCTATTTGTTTTACACAAAACATAGTCTGAAAGACGGACTTCATTAAACTTTAAAAACTTAGATTTATTTCCTACAGTATCTACATCGACTACTAAATCAAAATTATTAATAGTATCTACTCTATTATCCTCAACAAACATATTAATAAGTGATAATGTAGATTCTGTAGTTCCTATTCCAGATTGAACATTTTGTTCTAATTGAGTGTCTGCAAAGTTTTTAGTTCCACTAGTGTGTAGTAAATTATTTACAGGTGTTACTATTTCTTCCCAAGTTTTACTACTTTTTACTGTGTATGATAGGTTTTGATAGTAATCATTATCTGGAGTTACCTGCGAATCATCGCTTAATTTTCCAGTTTCATCTTTCCACCCAAAATTCTGAAGATTGAAGTAATCAATATTGTATACTCCGTTCACACTCTTAACAACATCAACTTTTGCCTCACTGAAAGATTCTAGACCTCTTATTCTTTCATTTGGAGAAAGTTTATAACTTCCAGTTACTCTTACAATATTTTCATCACAATCTGTAACAGTCAGATCTCTAGTTACGAAACCAAGTCCATTATCAGAAGATAGTGTTTCTCCTATAAAGAATGGTAAAAACTTCTGAGAAACTTCAAACTCTGGATAATTATTATAATTTGCGATAGTGGCGTAAGACTCTTGAATAGTTTTTGCTATACCTGGATTAGTTGTTAATCCAGAAACACTAAATTCAACTTTAGCAGGATTTGTGTTTTGGTAAGAAGATACTGTAAAGAATTGATATCCATAGTCTGAAGAATTAAATCCACTTCCAGAAGAATCTGCCCTTTCAATTCCCTCTACAAATATTCTATCGCCAGATGCAAAAGGAGCGGAAGTGAATCCTGCAATCGGAGTGGTTAAGATGCAAGTTACTATACCAGATGATGAAGATTCAACACGGTCTATTGAAACTGAATTGGAATTATTAATTGCTCTTATTGTAACTGGTCTAATAGGCAACCCTTTAGGTTCTACTTCAATTTTTACTTCACCAATTGAGGA